GCTGCTGCTCCAGGCGGTCAGCGGCAGTTATTGGGCGGGGTGGTGGCGGCAGCGACGTCTCCAGGCGAGCTGTGATAGCACACAAGGCCTGGGTGAGCTCAATCAGCTGCGTGAGCTTGGTCTGGGTGCCATCCCACTCCCGCAGCGACGGGGGCGCATGCGGGTTCTCTTTCCGATCCCGCAGCACCTGCTCCGCCAAATCATCATCATCAGCGAGAGCCGCCAAATAGTGCGACCCTGGTGGCAACTGTTCTAGGAGTTCAATAAACGTCGCCCAATGCCGTACGCCACACAGAAAATCATCAAGGTCGATATTTAAATAGTGATGGAGATCCCACCGGATTTCCGGCCCGTACTTGTTGATGAGGCCGGTTACATAGGGAAAGTGACCAGCTCGTCAACGATCCCCTCACCGTAGAAATGGGCTTGGATGTCGATGAACACGCCAATGGCCACTTCCTCAGCGTCATCACCAACACTGTTCAGGGCAGCCAGGAAACGGCGGTAGTCATCCTTGAAAAGGAGTCGCAGCACACCGGTGGCGTTGCCGGCGCGGGACATCTCCTCAATAGCAAGCCGATCGGTGTAGACCGGCTTTTGGATCTCAATCGGCGGTGTGAAACCATACTCCTCACCAAGCACAAACGGGTCATCGGTCACAAACGTGCGGCGGCGATGCCCGGCGCGGTTTTGCATGGCCATGCCGCGGGCGCGGAATTTTTCAAACCGGTCCCCTGCCGGATCCGTGACCTGGGCAGCCTGGGTCTTTTTCGTGGCACTAGTTGTGGTTTTTCTTGGCATGAGTTATTTGTCTCCATTCATAGGGGCGGTGAAAAACCGCGGTAGGCGATAGTGCTTACCGCGGTGATTGATGGGGGTATTCGGCGGGCTAGAGTAGGGAGCCCATCTTTGAATAGGGGGTGACCTGCACCCGGTGGGCACCAGTGAGGGAGGTGAGTACCTGGCCTACGGACGTAGGGCTTGCCGACCATAGCCCTAGTGCGGTGCGGATCCGCCCCGGCCACTGCCTATCCAACGCAGCAGACAATGCTGTGGCTTTCGCCTCATCACCGGTCGTGTAGTAGGCCCACACTTGGAGCTCGTCAGCAACCCGCAGCAGCTTGGAATAGTCATGGCCACTGCCCACGTCCCCGGCTACCGGGGTGGCCCAGTTCGCGCGCACATCCATGATGAGAGGGATTCCCCCAGTCAGGCTACGGCAGTGGCCGATGAAATCGGCCATCTTCGTGGTCAGCCACTCCTGGTATTCCTTGCTCTCATGCGGGGTACCATCACCCCGGCGCGGCCAGTCGGTTGCGCCAGTATCACTCTTGTATAGGGTGAGGTCATGGGCGGAGAACGAGCCGGAATCCCAAAACAGTTCGGTGATGATGATGCCGTCAATCAGGTCCCCGTACTCGGCGGCAACCTGGGCAACAGCACCGCCGAGCATGTCCCGAATAGGGCCGGGGTTGGTGAGTGCCGCCGGTGATGGCATGTCCCGGATAGTGCCATCCCGGGAAACAGCCTTCCACTCGGGATGGTTCCCCAGCGTGGTGGAGATCATCATGTCCAGAGTGAGGAAAACATTCTCGATCCCAGCAGCCCGGAGGGTGGTGATGGTGTCCCGGATGGGGTTTTTCCCAGCGTCGATAGACACCCGCTCTGGGTGGGCCGGCCATGGGAAGAGCGTCCATTCGGGGCGGCCCACAGCCAGGTCAATCGTGTTGTAGCCCTTCGCTATGGCTTTCTGGGCGATAGTCGCCCAGTCGCGGTCAGCCGCGTTCGAGGTGTCTTCCCACCCAACACCAATGGCGCGGGTTTTCACTCCTGCCCGGTCGGCAAGCCTGCCCCGCAGGGCAGACTGCTGTACTTGTTCACGCACAGTGCTGACGGGTTTTGTTTCTAGTGCGGTGAGCCGCTTAGTGATCGGCCCAAGATCAACTGGGGGTTGAGTCTTGAGGGCTTCGGCGACCGCGGTTTTGATCGCCTGCGGGTCTACCTGCGCGGGCTGGTCTTTCAGCTTTTCCAGGCTAGCAACCCGGGTTTTCAGGCCTTCACTAGCAACAGTCGCAGCGTCAGCGGTAACGTGGGCTGATTCGATGCCCTGCTCGATACGGTTGAGCCGCTCCGCCGACAAAGGGGTATTAGGGTCGTCGTTATTCCAGGTGTTACGGGCATACGCCATGATTCCTCCTTGCAGTTTTATGGGGCGGCGGTTGGTAGGAGCCCTCGCCCAGGTAAGGTGTTGTTACCGGCGAGGGCTAGGAGGGGTCCTTAGTGACCTCCACCGTCTTCGGGAAACCACCACCGGTGAGGTCAGTGGCGGCAACCGTCGGTGCTGCGGATACCTTAGCGATCACAAAACCAGCATCCACCGTGCCGGTAGCCTCAGCCTCGTTTTCGCCCAAAGCGCGGAGAGCCGCCTGCACAGCCGCAGCATCCGCGTTATAGGGGATAGCAGCGGTGGTTTTCCCACCAATGGTGATGGTGTAAGTGCCGCCCGTGGCACCCTTGACGGAGAACTTGAACTTGCTATCCGAGAGCTTGTGGGCGCCAGTGATACCCATGAGCTTCGCCAACTCCGGGGTGAAGCCGGGGCCAGCCAGGCCGAACCCGTACATGGAGCCGTACTTTTCATCTTCCTGCGCAGCCAAGGTCAACGGGAACGTCAGCGCATCCGTTTCGGAAAAACTCTGTTTGCCACGCTTTTCGACCGTGATCTTAGGGAAAACGAAATGCGGGTAGATCTCAGCGCCTGGGTCGCCGTCCTTAGCGAGCACCAGAGCGGAGTATTCCCGCACCCGGGCAGCCCGGCGCTTCTTAGCGAAAAATCCGGTGCCCTCATCGTACTGCCCCTCCAGAAGATCGTAGAACATCTGCAAGGTTCGCCAGCGGGATTCTTGGGCGGTGAAATCAATCGTAAACGTTTCATCGGTCACGAATGTGCGGCGTCGGCCGCGGCTACCATAGCCCTCAGGCCCTTCCACCTTCGAATCGGGGGCCAGCTCAACGCCGGCTTTTTTCTCACCCTCACCGATGGGAAACCAGCCTTCCGGTAGCTCTAGCAACTTGCCTGTGTTATCGGTGATGCGATCTGGGATTTTAGTCCCGTAGGGGCACATCAGCAGCGCATAGTCCAGGGCGGCAAAAAGCAGGTCATCTGTTTTATCTTTTAATTTGTAGAAGTCCGTGGTGGTCACGGCTATCTCCTCTCCCCGCACGTTGCGGGCATTAAGAAAGCCCCCAGGAAAACCGGGGGCAAGGGTTGTTATTTGTGGCTTCGGGGCCGGCGGATCGTGATCTCATAAAGAGCATTCACATACCTGTGGTCGGGGTTGATCCAGGGGGGCATTACTGATCCCACCCGCTCGGTGATACTCACGATACGGACTGGTACTTGCGGATAAGTGGGGAAAACGTCTAGCATCCACGCCCTCAGGTAGCTGTTGATTTTCTGGGCGTCAGCGCGGGTTTCCGCCAATACCCCAATCTCTACGAGTGGGACATCCACCTGGTTGTTGATGTCAGCAGCACCGGTGGTGCGCTGCACCACAATCAGTGGGGCTTGCTGGATCTGGGTTTCGTAGTCGTCGGGGATCCACGTGCCGACCCATGGCTGGGGCGTCATCTGCTGGGCTATCTGGTCGAGAGCGGCCACAATGATTTGTTCCGCATCCGGCCACGGCGCCAGGTCATCAGGAATGGTAATGGTCATAGTCGCACCGCCTTAATTGTTTTGTGTAGCATCGCCCGGGGCGCAGCTGCTTTGCGCCCGTGGCGGGATTTGATCTTGTGCCCGAACTCCACCGGCACCCCATAGGGGGCGTCTATCGAGACCGTGGCCACCAGGCGCTTGCGGGCTTTACTCGTGTAGGGGCGGGCTACTTCTACGTCGACCGTGCCGGAGGATGCTAGCCTGCCGGTGTCCCGGGGCGCCACCGTAGCGTAGATGGCCTGCGCTAGATAGCCGGCACGGTACAAGAGCTCCTCCACCTCAGGGCCTTCCAGGTATCCTTTCATGATTCGGGGCGAAAACTTCATGATTATCGCACCTCCTCACAGATCACCGCGGTCCCCACGATGACGCCTTCCCTGCGGGGATGCTCCCACAACTGCGACTCAATGACTTTTAGTTTTCTTCCGAAACCCTCGATAATATCCCCGGTGCGGATATCCGGGGCCTGGCGTTTGATATACACCGTTGGCCGGGTAGACACCACCGTTTTGCGGTCTGTATCGACCGCGGCCTGAGCCCAGGCGATTCTCGCCCCAGTGATCGTGAGAACCGGCACTGGGGCAGTCAGATCACCGAACTTGTCCCGGGTTCGGCGGAGTACTTGGATTGTGGCCATGGCCTCACCATCCTTCGGCAGTGATGCACCGGAATCGCTGCTTAGATAGGGCGTTCTCCAGCATCGTGCGCTCCTGGGCGGAAATGAAGAAATTCCCCTCACTGTTACGGAACGATAGCGTAGAGGTGAACGGGCCGGCAGTATCAGTGACGGACTGTGCACCATCCGAGAACTCGGCGTTTTTCTCCGCCAACAGAGCGCGCTTCACAATCGCAACAGTGACGACCCGCAGCACCGACGTTAAAAGCGCATCTGGCGATTCGGGGATGGTTGGGTATGTGGCACGCAGGAAAACGCTAGCATCCTCCAGCAGCACCTGAAGGTCGCTATCTTCCATGCTGTCGGGGATAAGTCGCCTGGCGCGGGCGCGCAGGTCATCCGGGGATGCGTAGGCCGGCATGTTAGCTACCCAGGCCGGTGATCTTAATGACCGCAAGCGGGTCCGTTACCGCGTAGGCGAGCATGGCGCGGGTTTTCGTCCAGGTCAGGTCCCGGTCCTCATCACGGTAGGTTGTGGTGGTGATGCCTTCTTCCACGCCCATCGTACCTACTTGCTGCTCGGCGATGAGCCAGCCTTCACCCTTGGTGGCTAGCGGGCTGGAAATAACCTCTAGGCCCTTGTTTTGCAGGAACTTGGTTTCCGCCTCATCATCATCGAAGGCGTTGGAGAATTCCAAGTGGTCATCGGGGTGGAGAGCTAGCAGATTGTACACGTAGCCCATTTGGGATTTCCGCCCCTCGGTGAAGGCCTTATTAATGTCAGCCCGAATGGACTTGGCTGCGGTTTGGTCTAGCTTCTTGGTTTTGTTAATGGTTGCCCAGCCGCCGGATTCCACCTTGATGATATCCGCATCATAGGCGGTAAGTGCTTCGCGGACAGCCTGCATGCCCATGCCATCCAGATCATAAACCATGGTATTGGCGACCCGTTGGGCACGCCGCTGCATCATAGTCAGGTCATTGCGCTTTGCAGCCTCATCAGTCACGGAGAACTTACCGCCAACCTTAACGGTCTTGATGACCTTGGGGTCATCGGTAGTGACGTCCACCGTGGGGTAGTTACCGCCAGGGGCGATGACACCATTATGGTCGTCGGCAAGCAGAGCGTTCTTCAACGCTACCTCGTAGAGGATAGCGCCGCCCTTAGCCTCACCAGTGGAGAAAATCCGGTCAGTGAACATACCAAGGGCAGTAATGTCAGCAATGTAGCGGGCAATACGTGTGGGCTCCTGGAGCATCATGTCCAGGGTGATAACCCCGTCGGCCACTGTCGGGGCGACGCCGGGGAAAAGGCCAGTGTTTTGCATGAGAAATCCTTGTCTTAGAGTAGGGCAATAGTGGCAGATTTACCTGATGTGCCCTTAGTGAGCGCAATAGCGACTACAGGGCCAGCAGCAGCCTTGACTACCTTGCCGTCGGCTGCGGTGCTGAGCTTGTCGCCGGCAACAAACGTGCCAGCGGCTAGGGCATCGAGAACATGCCCGGCGCGGTAAACAGTGACATAGCCGTCCTTGTCTACATCATGAGCTACTACACCAAACGGGTAAGCGTCAGCAGCGGCAATATCAACAACCGGGGTTCGGCCAACAATGTCGTCGGCGGGAACAACAAACGTGCCGGCGGGGATTTTCTTCTTCGCTTTCACCGTAATGGCGGCTGCTGGATCATAATGAACTTTAGTGATATCCATGGCGGATTCCTTACTGATCGTGGTTCTTGCGGAGTGCTTTAGGCACCCATGAGCTGGGGTAGGTTACCGGGTCTGGCTGGGGTTCGTTACCGACCCCGGACCCAGACTGGACGTTTTGGCGGGGACTATTCGACGGCGGGGCGGTATTTCCTGCACCGTAGAGTTCTTTAATCCTGGCCGCGCGGGCCTCTAGGTCTTCTTTCGTGCCAGTGCCCAGCAGCGGCACATCCTCAGGTTTGATGCCGTGGGCTGCTGCGACCTCTAGCAGCAGGTTCGTGGTTTGGGCTTGGGCGAGTTCCTGCTGGGCGGCGGCTAGTTTCTCTTGGGCTAGCTGGAGTTCTGATTTCTGCGAGTCCTCATGCTGCTGCCATTTCTGGGCGGCGGCTTGAACTGCATCGCGTTCTTGCCGGGTTTTTTCCAGCTCCGCTAGGGCTTCTTCCAGGGTCATCTCCGGGGCTGGGGACTGCGATGGGGAGGACTCTTCCGGGTTCTGCACAGCAGGGTTCGTGGTTTCTTCCTGTTTTTCGTCTTGGGTATCGGTGATATTATTCGGCATAATTGCCTCCTTGATTGTGTGAAATGTAGGGGGTGGGTATAAATAAACCCCACCAGACCGGTGGGGTTAGTCCATAGCGATGCGAGCCCTTCCGCGTTTCAAACGCACTTAGGTCGAACTCCTCAAAAACAGGCAGATTTGGGCATAAGATAACCCGTAATCTCATTACATGAAATTACGGGTGTGTTGACGCTTAAGCGGCCAAATAGTTCACAGGGGTCATAGTAGCCTTCATGTCTACCCATTCTTCCAGATGGGTTTGGATGTGCATCTTAACTACTTCCCCATCAGACTTACGGACAAGCGCCACAGGAGTTCCAG